CATCAATTTTGCTTACAGCCCATAAGCATTCTTCAATATTGCGAATGTCTAAATTAATTTTTACTTCGTGGTATTGTAACGCAATTAAAGGTAAAGCTAAACCTGGATTGCGGCAATACCAGAATTGTAATGGAACATATAAGGTTGTTTCTGGTAAAGCATTGCGTGGGGCACAAACTTGACGAACACCGTTTGCCGAGCAAGGGCCATCAACATCCGAAAAATCAGGATCGCAAACATATGTTAACTGGGTAGTATTACCAATCATTTTATAGTAGCCGCGTTCTTGTTCTTTTGATAGAGTTAATTGGCACCAAATGTGCATCCAGTCACCATATTGACGATCAATTCTCTGACTACCAATTTCAACTTCGACTTGTGAAATTAATTGCTCACCAGGGAAGTCTAACCATCTAGCAAATACATCACCGGTGGGATTTTTTAAGCTTTGACCAATTTCAGGAAGAGTAATCTGTAAATAGGTGCGTTAAGCTAAATCACCATTGCGCGAAATAGTGCATGTTACACGGCGACCGAAATCAGCTTGACCATTGAAAGTTTGTTCAATTGACTCCATCGCAAAGTTGGTATGACGACGGTAAGTTACTTTCCAAAAGGTAATTTGAGGATTACCTGTTAAATAAACATCTTGAGCGCCATAGGCGACTAATTGCATTAATCCACCAGCCATTTTTTTATAATATTCCTAAAGAAAAAAATTTTTTGAAAATAAATTAAATTAAATTAAATTAAATTAAATTAAATTAAATTAAATTAAATTAAATTAAATTAAATTAAATAATTAATTAATATTATTATATAAATTTTTACTACATTAAAAATATAATCTCTAATCAATGAAAAAATTTAATACTATTAAAACAACATTGGATAGCAAACATAATGAAATAATAAAATCTTTTAAACATAATGAAGAAGTAGTTATTCCTAAATATTTAAAACAAATTGAAAAACTTGAATTAATGTTAAATAAATCCAAAAAAAAAATGGATTTATTAGACACTATAAATAAGTATAAAAATATTATAAAATCTCTCAAAGAAAAAGAAAAAAATTATTATTTAAACAACTCTAAATATATATTTGATTATTTTGAAAATAAAAAGAATATATCTACTAGTGAGTCATTTGAAAATTCTGACAAAAATAACATAGTAAAACAATTTTTCTCATTAAATATATTAGATGCATCAAATAATGAAATAAATAATGAAATAAATAATGAAATAAATAATGATTCAAATAATGAATCAAATAATGCTAAAATATACAATAATAATTTTATAGATAAATATTTTAACAATATTGATTCTAAATATTTAAATTATGATAAATTTATTTATCCATCGGATATATGTAGTGCGTGTAAGAGAGGAGAAATGGTTTATGTTGAAAGTGAAGGTATGTCAATATGTAGCAATTGTTCAAATAGTATTAAATATTTAATTGAAATAGATAAACCATCATATAAAGAACCTCCCAAAGAAGTATGCTTTTATGCTTATAAAAGAATAAATCATTTAAAAGAAATATTAGCGCAATTTCAAGCAAAAGAAAGCACAAATATACCCGATGAAGTATTTGAAAATATTAAAAATCAAATCAAAAAAGAACGCATAAGTCTTAATGAGTTAACAAATAAGAAAACCAAAGAAATACTGAAAAACTTAGGTTACAATAAATATTATGAACATATTCCATTTATAAAAGATAAATTAGGAATAAGACCTCCTATTATGAGTGCTGAACTTGAAGAAACATTATGTAATTTATTTATGGAATTACAAAAACCTTATTCTAAATATTGTCCTAAAGATAGAGTAAATTTTTTAAACTACTATTATACATTATATAAATTATGTGAATTATTAAATGAACGCAGTTTTTTGCCCTATTTTCCTATGTTAAAAGATCGTGAAAAACGTATAGAACAAGACCAAATATGGAAAAAAATTTGTGAAGATTTAGGGTGGAAATTTATTCCTATACCATGATTTTATTACTATACTATATAATACAGGAAATCCGTATTTTTGGCAAATACCAAATATAATAAATTGAATAAAAAATTGATACATTATTAAATTATTACTTAATAATAAATTATTAAATAATAATAAACATTATGGATTTAACTATGGATTTAACTAAGTTAACGAAAAATGAACTTATAATAAAGTGTCAAGAAATTGGAATAGAAAAATGTAAATCAAAAAATAAAGAACAATTAATTAGTTTATTAACTAATTATAAACTAACAGAGACAAGTATTAATGACACCAATGAAACCGAAGAAACACCTGATATTACTAGTGGACTTATTATTAATAATGAAAAAATTAAATTATATAAAGGCGATTGTATACAAATGTTAGAAAAGGTTAAAGATAAATCAATACAATTAATATGTATTGATCCACCATACAATATTGGAAAAGATACTTGGGACAATATTAGTGATTATAATAATTATATGATGACTATAATAAAGCTTCTTGAAAAGAAGTTAAAGGACAATGGTAGCTTCTTTATGTTTCATAATAATATGGAAATAATAAGCGAGTTGATGGTTGGTATAAAAAAAGAGACTCAATTTGTATTCAAACAAATGATTGTATGGAACAAGCGATTTGATGATTCACCTAAAAAGGGATTTATGGATGGATTTGTTGTAAAAAATGAGATGCATAATTTTAATAAAATGGCTGAGTACATATTATTTTACACATTTAATAATTTTCATAAATTAGAAACTAAACGAAGTGAATTAAAAGTGTCTCAATTAACAATTTCCCAAGAAATAAAAAGCAAAACAGGAGGTTTAACTGGTTGGTATAGTAATATAGAAACAGGAAAAAATATGCCAACACGTGAAACTATAAAACCAATTGAAAAACATTTAGGGTTAAAATATGAAGACCTTGTTCCAAAGTTTATAAATATGAAGACACATCATAGCGTATGGAATTATGATATGGCTAAACGCTGTAAAGTTCACATAACCCCTAAGCCATTAGATTTATTAAAAAATATTATTAATCATACAACTCACGAAGGAGATATGATATTAGATTGTTTTGCTGGTTCAGGTACAATGGGTTATGCTTCTTTAGAAAGCAATAGAAAATGCATATTAATAGAAAAAGAATCAAAATATTGTGATTATATTGTAGAAGAGGTTAAAAAGATACTTGCAGCATAAAATTGTGCCAAAAAAAATTTAACTAAAGTATTTTTTCTTTCTCTTTCTGATTGCATACAAACTACTTAACTTTAATATGGACGAACGATCGACTGTAATTCTTCAATCCACACATTTTCAGTAAATACTCGTTCACCAATAACCAAGTTTCCGCGTCGCGACATTGGAAGTAAATTTTCCCCACGAATAGAAACATATTTTTCTGTGCGCGGATGATTATGACCAAGCTGAATATCTTTATCACATATATTCACACGATTATCTCTTGTTGGGTCGGATACATCTGCTAATTTTATAGCACTTCTAGTAATAACACACATGCTATTACCTTGCTTATTAAAAATGTCTCGATTGAAGCTAGCATATACAGAAATAAGATGTTCTTTATTTTTGGTTAACATTAATAAAATACTTTTGTTTTCATCTTCAACAACATTCAAATGTTCGCCAACATCTGCAATATTAACAATAAAAGTCATCCAATCTAAATATGCCTGTGCCAACAATATTGGTGAAGATGCATCTTTTAAAGGAATAGCGCATTTTTTCTTCTCTTTTTTATCTCTAATACTTTTTTCTTGTATGGAAGAAATAACATTTTCATATAATCTTGAACTCCTGTTTTTATAGACATAGTCATCATTGCCAGGTGTGTTATAAATAGCAGTGTCAACACTGGAGAGCAACTTTTTTGTAAAGCTGTTTTTTTTGAATAGTGTGGAAAATTTGTGGCAACATTTTCCAAGATGACCCAAAGGTAAAACACATTTATATTTGAGATCAGTGCGTCCACTCATTTTTTTTACTGATGCCATGAATACATCTTTTGTATTATCGTGGTTTGGACCATATATAGTATTCTTCATACACATTATACTTGAGTAATGTGAATTGTTTTCAAAAGTCTCAATTGATTTTTCAAAATTTGTATATTCATCGATGTCATCAATAGTAACACAGGTTTCAATTTTGGTCGCCATAAATCGCATAGACTATTACTTAACTTAAAAAATAAATTCAATTTTTAATAAGTATAACGCAAATAGGATTAACCGCCAAGTACTAGGAAGAAGATATAAGTGTATATGTAATAAAAATAAAAAATAAAATTAATCATCAAATTCAAGTCCTGTTACTAATCCACTAAAAATATTAATTATGTCTAAATAGTAATCTAAAGATGCTGTTATAAAGTCTCCATAATAATTACGTTGTAATATATTATTAGTATCATACATAATGTATAAT